TATAAGTGCTGAGGAAGCTAAAGAGAGAATGGTCGCCTCAACAGGCTCGATTTGGGACGCATTAGCATGGGGATTTAATAAAGGCAAAGAATCCATGCAGTCCATGCAACAAATGTTGATGGATCTTGGTGAAACATTTACGGATCAGTTCGCCAGTGGTGCGACCGGAGCGTTGTGGGATTTTGCTGAGGGAACAAAAACCGCCAAAGAAGCGTTTGCGGATTTTGCCAAATCTACAATCCGGTGGATCGGTGAGATGATCACAAAACAGTTAATTTGGAATGCTATTTCTGGGATAGTGAGCAGTGTGTCTTCCAGTGGCACTACGTCAAATGCTTCAGGCTATAGTGCGATGCAAAGGCATAAAGGTGGAATAGTTGGTGTTACTCCAGCCCCGGTAAGAATTGTAAACCCGAACATTTTCGCAAACGCCAAACGCTATCACGGTGGATTAAGGCATGATGAGGAAGCGGCTATTCTCCAGAAGGGTGAGCAGGTAATTCCAAAGGGCGGCGGTGGTGTTACTGTAAATGTCATCAATAAATCAGGACAGAATTTAGATGTTACCCAGGAACAACAGCGATTTGATGCCGGCAACATGATTATAGATGTTGTGGTTGATGCTGCTAATAGAAACAAGAGAGGTTTTAGAGATAATATGAGGGGGTTATTCAAATAATGCCGGCTTTTCCAAGCATAAGAGAATCAGACTGGAAGCTTTTTAAGCAATCCACGATTAAAAAACAGGAAAAAACTCCAATGGAGAGTGGCAAGGTTCAGTCCCGAGTTGTTCATACCTTATCTAAGAAGATGTTCACGATTGGGTGGGAATGGCTTACTATTACGGATTACACCTTACTCGAAACATTTTTTGTGGAGAATATAGGGGGCATTTTCACTTGGACTCACATTCACACGGATGTTTCTTACACCGTTCGATTTGCGGATGATGTGTTTCCTGAAGTTACTTTTTTAGGAGCGGACTTTGCGTTAGGTCCTGAAGCATTAAAGTTAGAGGAGGCTTAATGGCTTTATCACCAACTGCGTTTTTTGAAAAGAATAGGTTAGCATCCACCCACGCTTGGCTTGTTTTGCTTAAAGTGGTTATGCCTAATGATACAGAATTTCGTATTTGCGCTAATAATGAGAATGTAACGTGGCCTGTAACTGACGGGGATGAATTTTTGGCATTTCCATTTGAAATTGATGAGATAGGGGATTCCTCTAAAGGAGAAGTTCCGAGTGTAGGTGTTAAAGTTTCAAACGTTACTCGACTTCTCATTCCTGATCTTGAAGACCAGGACGGGTTGGTTGATTCCGATGTAACCATTTATATTGTGAATTCCACAAATGTCATATTGGGTGCTGATAGAGTTATAGGTGTTCAAAATCCTAATCCCGAGATTGAGTTGAATTATATAGTTATTAACACTTCATATGATGTTCAATGGGTGTATTTTACACTTGGAGCTTCCAACCCTTGGAATAAACGCTTTCCAAGAAATAAAGTATATAAAAATATTTGTAAGCATTATGATTTTAAAGGAACTCGGTGTGCCTATGCAGGAGCAGAAACAACTTGTGATAGGTCTTTATATACTTGTAAGAATGTTATGAATAACTCCGAAAATTTTGGAGGGTTTCCTGGTGTTGGAACAAAAGGTGAATATGTTTAACGATCTGATAGGCATACCATTTGAGCATGGCAAGATGGATTGTTGGAACCTTGCGCTTGAAGTTTTTAAGCGGTATGGAACAAACATCCCGCATTATAACCTTGCAAGACGGGTTGTATCAGAAAATTATAATTCAAAATCGGTATCTAAAGTTATGGAGTCAAAGAAATCTGATTGGGTAGAAATTAAAAACCCAATACCACCGTGCATTGTTGCTATGTCATTAGGTGTTCCTGGATTTATAAATCATGTAGGGGTTTATATTGGCGAGGGAAAAATAATACACACATCAAGCATGAGAGGAGCGGTAACAATTGAACGAATTAATAACCCACTCTTTAGAAACAGAAAATTCTATCGATACGATTCAAATAGTAGCCATTAAAAATCCGTTTGATCATGGATCGAGAATCATTAAAAGAGTCCCGTACGAAGGGAAGACAGTTCAATCGTATGTGGATGATCTGTTTCCTGAAATATTCGAGGACTTTGAAGTTGTCGCCAGCGTAAATGGCGCAATAGTTGATCCTGTTTTAACTATTCCAAGTAAAGGTTGTTTTGTTGTTTTTTGTTTGTCCCCGACCAATTCTAATATAGGTAGAATGTTAGCCATGCTGACTGTAATGGCTCTCGCTATTTGGCTTCCTGGGACTTCGATGTTTCCAGCCAGTTTTGGATTTTTTGCGGATACTGCAATTTCTTTGGGAATTATGATAGCCGGTACTATGTTGGTGAATGCTATTTTACCGCCTATTGTTGAGGACATGAAAGACACTGAAACTTCTCAGGCATACGCTTGGAGTGGTGTAAATTTAACCAATGAAGGATCAACGGCGCCTGTAATTTATGGCACGGTTAAAATTCTACCTTATCTTATAGGAAAACATGCTGAGAATTTAACTGGTTTGGATCAAGGAGGGGAAGGGTGGGCTCAAGTTTCGCCGGGAGGTGGGGATAAACAAGCGTTAAATCTTCTTTATCTTGTAGCCGATCACGCTGTTACTGGTATTACAGGTGTAAAAATAAATGGGAGTGATTGGAATAGTTACGATGATGTTAGCATCACTATTGAAGATGGAAGTGCAAACACTCTTATAGATAATTTTAGGGACACTAGAATACAACAAGGGTACAGTGGTTTAAGGTTAAATGGTGCGGAGTGGATAGGTCCTTTTACTGTTCCAGGAGGAAATGTCACTGGAATAGGAATAGGTATATCTTTGCCTGGGGGTCTCGGTTCCTATGATGAAGATGGAGACATATTCAGCGTTCATATAGCTCAAACTATACAGTACTCAGTAAAGGATTCAGGGGTTTGGTATGATTTTAAAAGCAGAACTATATATGGGCAATCTACTAAACCTGTTCGTCATTATTGGTATAGAACTGGCTTGCCTCTCGCAGAGTATGAGATAAGAGCCAAGTCAGATGACGGTTCTTTAGCCTACCTTTACAATTCAAAATATATGCTACATCAATATATTGATTATATTGAAGGAATAATTCAAGATGATTTCATATATTCTGGTTGTGCTGTCATAAGTGTGAATGCTGTTGCAACGGATCAATTAAGTGGGGGAATGCCTACTATTTCGTGTATTGCACATAGAGGCAATATTACAATAATTGATGAAAATGGCGATCCTAAAGTAGTTTCTTCAACTAATCCTGCATGGGCAGCATATGACATGCTTCAAAACACTGAGTATGGAGGAGGGGTGTCATACACCCGATTCTTATATGATGAATTTAATGCTTGGGCAAGTTTTTGTAATACAAATTCATATACTTGCAATATAATCTTTGATACCACGTTATCCTTTCCGGAAGCCCTTTCAAGAATAAGTATTTTAGGTCGTGCCCATATTGTTCAAAAAGGCACAAAGTTCGGTGTCCTCATAGACAAAATAGATACACCTGTTCAGTTATTTGGAATGGGAAATATTGTGGAAGGCTCATTCAAATCTGCATATATCGGCAAACAAGATAGAGTGAACTCTCTTGCAGTTACTTATTTAGATGCTAATCAGGATTATGAGAAACTTTCTTTTGAATTACGGACTTCTGATTTTGATACTTCTGTGGATATAGATGTATCTCCGTTATCTCTTATTTTATATGGTGCAACATCAAAAGAAATGGCTGTAAAACATGCCAAATTCTTGTTAAACTGTAATGAGTATTTAATAAGAACAGTTGAGTTTGAAGTAGGAGTAGATGCTCTGGCTTCAAATATCGGAGATGTTATAAACGTATCGCATGATGTTCCACAATGGGGGTATTCAGGGCACGTTGTATCTGCAACCTCTAATTCGGTCACTCTTGATCGTGAAGTCACCCAAATAATAGGTGAAACATATCATGTTATGGTCAGACGTTCAGATAATGATGCTTTGGAGGAAGTGCCAGTATCAAATCCTGGGACTGGTTTGCCTACTGACACTTTATTTCTTTTTGGAACAACGTGGTCAGACATTCCGCAACCTGATGATGTTTACGCTTTCGGGAAAATAAATAAAGTTGTTAAAGAATTTAGAATCACAAATATTACTCGTTCTCAACAAATGCGGAGGAGAATACAAGCTCTTGAATATCATTCAGAAGTTTATAGTGACACAGCTACGATCCCTGATTATGAGGATGATTCTGATCTTGAACCATACGTTGCTGGTTTAGTTGCGGTTGAAACTTGGAAAAAAGAAGGGGCTTCAAATGTCTCTGTTGTGAATTTAACATGGAGAGGTTGGGGCAGACATTATCTTTATATGAAAGAAGAAGGAGGTAAATGGAGACCTATTCAAATTGACTTAGGACAAAACTGGGCGGTTATAAGGGATTTAGAGCCTTACACAACATATTATTTCTCGGTAAATATTACATCCACTCCAGGTACTGGTGAAACAACTTCAATTATATTTAGGGGTTGGATAGGACCAAGGAATATATGGCCAGTATATGGATTACAAATCGTTGGTCAGGGAAACAACACTGTTTGGGTAAATAGAAATTTAAAGCTTACATGGAACTTACAAACATCTTTGTTTTCCGCATCCGCAGGAAATGAAGTATATGGAGCCGGCACATTTCCCCCTATGTCATTTTTTGGTGGTTATATCATACGAATATATAGTTTAGATGAAACATTGAGAAGTGAGATTATCCAAGTTGATAATAATTATGTCTATACCTATGAAATGAACAGTGAAGATGGATCTGGGACCCCTTCTCCAAATTTAATTATAAAAGTTTGGA